TTCTTTTGTATCATTCTTTTCCATGTTTCTATTTATATCTAACAAATGTGCCGTCCTCATATACGATACTATTGAGAGCATATTCATTACGAGACGCCCCTAGATATTGGATTTGCGTTTGCTCAAGGACAACTGAGGGAAAAGAACTTTCCTTCTGTTTTGTATACAAGTAATCTTCATTCTTATCATAATCATATATGTATTTTTTCATTGGCCATTTGTATGTTCTATAGTCACCGTTATGCCCTGCGTATGGATTAGATAAAGCCCACTTATCAAAGTAATCTGTATAGAAAAATGGATATTCTAAGTGATACACGGATGGGTCTTTTAAAAATCTTGGTGAAAAATATACTGACAATAAATCATCTATACTCCTTGCTAACCACCAAAGAAACTCCCAACACGTTTCTGGTTTGTACGGAGACATATCAATATATTTTTCTGCCGTCTTTAACATATCAGGGTCTTTCATAAGGTAAATCCAGTTTTCATCTTTAATTTTGAAGAATTCTTCCATAGACATTTTTGACGATATTGCAAGAAACAGTTCATCCCCACCGCCACCATTCACATTGATTGTTTGTCCGTTCCATAACTCATCATTGTTATGAACATAGTTATCGTGAGAATGCCACTGCAACTTTACTTTCTTATCTACCAATAAATCGTAAAAACGTGGATTTTCTTTCACACTGTTTTTCGATAGATAAACGATAAGGTCCGTATCCAACCTCATAGTTTTTAGAAAACTCACCAATGCACATGTACTGTCTATGCCACCAGACCACCACAATCGTATTGGTTTCCCAATATCCCACAACTCTATAGCCCTACGATTAGTCAGTTCTTCGAGGGTTGATGTAAAACTTATTGGGATATCGATAAGAGGATTCTCTACCAAGTCCAATTGATTATCAAAACCAATTCTAAAACGAGGGGAGTGTAAACCGAAAGTATTTGCTAATCTGTACTCATCTCTTTCAAATATCTCTGGAAATGAAAGAAGATAATAATATATAATCTTACTCACTTTTCCCCTTTAACATCTTCTGTAGTTCAGCAGTGCTTCCTACAAACAGTGCGTTGGTAACGTTCTTAGGTCCGTGATCTGGAACCTCTTTAAGTTTTTTCATTTTCTCTTGAAGCTCACCAAGTTTCTCAGTAACATCAGCAACCTGTTTGATGAGGTTTCCGGCGACCTCATACGCTCGTGGATGTTCCGATTCTTTGGCGAGTTCCAGTATTCCTTCCACTGCATCCGTTCCTCTTTCGACCAGATTGTAGAAGTTTCGTCTTTGGTATTCATAGTCATTATCAATATCCTCTCCATTACTAGGCATAACAATTTCTTTTTTCTCTACGACAACCTCTTGGGGAACAACCTTGTCAATGACCCCAAGTGCTTTCTCTATTTCAATTTCTTTAGGCACAGCGAATGTCTACTCTAATTCATGTGATTGACTAGAAGAGTTAAAAACTTTGGCAGTTCCATCCTCTTCAACAATTCTACAGGATACGTTGTTGATTGCCATGTAAGTATTGTAAGTATTATAAAATGATTTTATACTGTCATCATTCTTATTTACCATAACATCCACATAGTCTGATTTTGATGACCATACCTGAGTTACAGTTGCAGTGTTTCCATCTTCATTTAGAGCAGTAGAAATTAATTTATTTTCACTTCTTACATTGTCTAGATGCCCGGAATATCCTTCTTTTTCCCATGGCCAAAAGGTTGCGTCATTTTGTTTCGTGTAAGTTTTTGTTACTGTGTAGGTCATTTTGCAGTCTCCCTTTGTATTTATAAATCAAGTAAGGTAACTTTCCATCTTCGTCTCGACCCCTATACATATAATCTTCTGGGTCTGCTTCATGTCTCCAAGGACCGTAACTTCCTTTTTCTGCACAATACAAATCAAAGTCACGTCCTGTCTTTCCCTCATCAATAAATTTTTTATATGTTCTCCAATACGCAACCTCACGCCCATCACGGGATTCTGAATACCTAGTAGACAAATCTTGTAATTCTTTTGGCAACAGTTCGTATTGTTCAAATCGACCCATCATATGTTTTGCGACTTCATCATAGTTGAAATCATCTCCAGTGGCCACTGGAACCAACTCTCTCACACCGCCCAAATATATGTCAACACCAATATTTTCAATACCAGATTCCCGACGACTCACTTCGTAACCCTGAGTTGATGTATTTTCTAAACATATTCCTATGGATACCCCGTCAGCGTCTGTTTCGAAACACCAGTTTATATATCCAGCATAACGTGGTCTAAGAGAACCAATATCATACTCTCCTTTTTTAAATCCTGCTCGAACTGGAATACGCTCCTCTACATATTCTTTGGGAAACTCACCCAATTCTAAATCAAAATCACGATACTCTTTTTTAAGAAAGTGTGATACACTTTGAACTCTTTCAAGTTCTTTTGAATTATAGTCATCGTTTTCGAAACGGTCAACTCCGTATCGAACTACAATGTCATCATCAGTCTCAGTCAACCAACGATAAAGAGAATATGTAGAGTTTATGCCACCTGAGAATGGTATGAGTATTTTCATACTACTCTCTCCAGCGCGACCCTTCAATATCAAAAATAAGATTTGTTTTACTTGTATCGCCGTGATTATAAGATGAATGAACGTGAGGAAGTTTATTAGCAAACCACCATAGATCGCCTGTTTTAAAATGCTCAGTTTCTTCATCAACCGTGAACGTATACTCGCCGGAAACTACAAGAGAAAATCTGTCTTTGTTTTCGAACATAGGCCAACCAGCATCATCGGGTGAAAGTCTCGCGCCATCAGCGTGTTTTCCCACTCCATTTTTTGGTTGTGTGTGATAATAAATTACTCTCGCAAATTTACCCCCATATGTCTTTGTAAACCAATGAAGAAATTTGTGTGTTTGCGGGTAATAAAAATAATTTTCAGTTGGCCAAAAATCAGGAAGAAGCATATCTTTCATATCTTCTGGTAAATCACCAAGATATTTTTTAAATGGTTTATACGGAAAAGGAACTTTCTCGTATTCTATAAGAATCTGCCCATCTGTATTTTTCCACGTTACGGGGTTATGACGCGCTAAAGATTTTTCCCATAGACCCTCATCAACTTCATCACATATCGGCGCAACATTAATATTGCTTAACAATTTCTTCATTAACATAATCAATCCTATTTTACTTATAAATTAGATATGGAAGAGTAGCTAGTTTACCATCTCTACTTTTTATCGCACCACGATAACCATAAGTTTTTGGGTCTGCTTCATGTCTCCAAGGACCATAACTTCCTTCCTTAGCACAATACAAATCAAAGTCTCTTCCTGTTTTGCCCTCACTGATAAATTTTTCATATGTTCTTTGGTAAGCACAGTTACGACACTGGTTGTCTTCACATGTATTTAAATCACATTTGAGAACTAAACTTTGCAACTCTTCTGGTATTGACTCGTATTGCTCGAACCTACCTATCATTTTTGAAGTTATATCCTCCCACTCAAAATCATCGCCCTGTGGAACTGGTGTTAGATCACGAATTCCAGCCAAGTAAATATCTACGTCTACACTCTCAGGATACACTCTATAAAGATCATACCCATCAGTTGCTGTATTTTCTAACGACCACCCAAGTGTTATAGCATCAACACAAGTTTCTTTAATCCATGTTGGAAAACTTTCAAATCTAGGTTTAAGACAACCATAGTCATATGAATTAGAGAAGCCGGGTCTAATTGGTATACGTTCTTCGACGTAATCAATGGACCAGTTTATCATTTGAAAATCAAAATCTCTAACCTCTGATTTTAAAAAAATAATAATTTCTTGTAATTTTTTAAATTCTCTAGAATTATACTCTTCACTCTCAAATTGTTCATATGAATATCGAACAATAACATCAGCGTCAGTCTCAGTCAACCAACGATAAAGTGAATATGTAGAATTTATTCCACCAGAAAACGGTATTAATATTTTCATAATATTTACTTATTCATCACTCCCCGTTTCTGAGTTGAATTCTTTTGCGTCTTGGAAGAAAGAGGTTGTCTCACTGAAACCAAAATCATCATCAGCATCAGCACTTGTTGGGTTTGGTGTAACACTATATCTCTGTTCTCTCTTCGGTGACTGATCAGGCATATCTGTATACTGGTCAACCTGTACCGTCTTAATAACCTTACTGGATGTAACAGGACCATACAGATAGAATTTTGCAGTAAAAGAAAGTGTATAGATGATAGCCCTACGACTTGCAAAGTCACCCTGATAGTCATCCTCATACGCAATGCTGTTTAGAATAACAGGGACATCTCTCTTGATACCCATGTCTGTGTTGTCATTGATTGTGACTGTGTAATCAGGCTGGAAGTATGGTAGAATTTGTTCAACAATCTGCAATGCATCGTCTGACTGTTTTGATAGAATATACAATTCAAAGTCGATGTTATAGGGCACAGGCATATACTGGGTGTCTAACTGATTTGCTTTTGCACCCTTGACTTTTTTAAACTTCTGCACACGTTGTAGTTTTCTTGTTGGGTCATAAGATATTCCAGCAATCTCAAACCCGATACGAGGGAGTGTCACCGCCGTAGACTTTGATAGGTCTGGATCGTCATTCAATCGAACAAGATACTTCTGTCGCGGCCCATACGCAAGAGGCACTTTCATCGACTGTTGAATTGTTCCACTGTTGTCTTTACGAACAAGGTGAATGTCGTTGAATAACGTTCCAAATGCAACGACCACCTTTCTAGTTGTTTCGTGATAAAATTGTTGTCCTAACATTACGATGGTTCTCCCGCGTCACCGAATGGATTTGATTCGCTGAAGTCTAGGATGTCATCATCCAGTTCATCGAATAGTTCATTCTGATTGACCTTATCTGTTGATTGGTCACCCACTATATATTCCTCATTGATGAGGTATGATGGATCACCTGTGTCTGCTGCATTCTCAAGAAGAATGGACTCACCACCCGGCGTTTCATCCTCACCAATAAGATTGTCACCAGCATCCGTTCCGTCACTGTCTGTTCTATCAAGCAGAAGTAATCCACTACCCTCGCTGGTTGCGTGGTCAATCCTAATCTCTTGATTAACTGTAGCAGATGCAGTCTGTTCAAGTGTAAACTGATATGTGTATGTATCTAGTGACTCTGCGGTTTCTATTGCATCAATCGCAGCAATGTCTGTGTCAAGAACCTCTGATCCATATTCGAACAGACGACAACTCATTTTGTAAACTGGATTGTTGTCTAACTGATGGAAAGGTTGATCGTGATCAACAAAGTTAATCTCAAACAGTTTACCAAGGATAGGGTGGTAGATTGCATCCCCCTCTTGCGGTCTGTCTTCATCTGTAGAGTCTGCTTCCGAGATTAAATAACCACCTTCGAATGAAGAGGGAATGTCTACCTCATCACTGTCTAGTGTTCCACTCTCTAAAAGAATAGAACCAGACAACGTGTCCGTCCCACTCTCAATCGTAAACTGTTTTGTGATATCTCTAAATCTGTTCTTACTAACAACGAAGGTAACTTCACTAAGGTTTTGTAAACCAAACTGAGTCATCAACTCTCGTTCACCAGCATATCCACCACTAGTATTCTCGACATACATCTCAATCTTTGCCTGAGTGTTGAACTTGGACAGAGAGTCTTCTCCAAAAAAATTATCCTCGGCAACAAGTGTGCGGTCAAGATAATGCACATCATGACCGTAAATCTGAATTGCCTCTGCAATCAAATCTGCATACAGATTTTTCTCTGTTGTGATTGCTGCTTGGTTACTTGTATGAAATGCGCTATTGACTGCCATGTTTATCCAACCATGTAATTAACAGGAAGTTCAAATGCGAGTTGAATCTGTTCTTCTAGTTTAGTTAACTCTTCTTGAGCCTGCGAATATATTTCTGCACCGTTCATGGTAACACCACCTAACATCTCAACACCATTGAACTTAGATAAGTTCGCACCCCACTGTCTCTTAATGAGTGCGGTGGCATATCTCTTGAGATACATGTCGTTGAATACGTCCGTGTAAGTTGTTGGGTCTAACTTTCTATAACACTCAATAATAATATAATCTTCCCCAGCCGTAAAGTCGTTCTCCCAATCTGCATCAATATAAAGTCTTTCTTGATGTTGACTAAATCTAATAGGAGTTTCACCCACAAGGATATGTTCCAGAAGGTCTAGGTTGTCCATAGACATCTGATACTGAATAACTGATGTGGATGACAGGTCAAACAAATCGTTCAGTCGTAACTGATACCGAACGTCAAACATATTAGACCCACCACCTGTATCTGTAAAAGGGAACACCTGTACGACAGCTAACACAGAATTTGGAACAGGTATCCAGTTCTTTCCTTCTAACCAATCAGCAGTTGTTGATCCATCTCCAACGTCTGTTACGGAAGTTGTTATGTCAGACCTTGCACGGGTAACATCTGCTTCGGTAATCAGATGTTTGAGATACATTCTCTCTACACCATCGTAGTGGTACTCTGCAAAATATTGAAGTGCTTCATCTATGCGGTCATCAACTTGGTCATCTGACACGTTGATGTCGATAACCCCAAATCCAAGTGCCCTGAGACAATAATTTTTAAATGTTGATCTTGAGGTGGGTGTGGCCATAAAAACTCCCCTTTATCTATATTTATAACATTATTTATTGTGAGGTTTCGTTGGCAATGGTTGATAAGCTGGACTCCATACTGGAAATATTTGGTCAGTATAAGCATTATGTCTGGTTTCCGTAACACTATCTTTTGTGTAATATTTTCCGTATTTCCCCTCTTTCATAATCAGATCATCAAGTTCCTCTGCACTAAACCCCTCATTTTTCTTTTTACTATACCAATCCCAACATTTACATTTAGAACACTCTCCACAAGGACACATAGAAACTAATTTTTGTAATTCTTGTGGTATTGTTTCCCACGTTTGCCATCGACCCATAGGTTTAGTTTTACGATTCATCAGTGGCCAGTCGATAGGAATATCTGTATAATCTCTAAGGATGGAATGATCTACTCTAGAGTATCGATTATCTTTTGCATAAAAATTGTCAATAGGTTCTCTCGTTTGGAAATACCAAGTAGCATGACTCCAATTATATGTATTTATACCAAGACATATCAAATCAACCTTGTGCGTCTCTGACAACAATGCAACGTTGTAATTTTTTGATCTTATAGTTTCTAACTTAGTATCATCGGCACGGTCTTCAAACTCTGAAAGACCAAAATCAAAATCACGAACGTTTTCTTTCAACCAGTTACACACAATCGGATACTGTTTCAAATCCTGATCAGATGCGTCAAGGTGGAGTATTCTTGATACAATATCATCCGTGGTTTCAGTGAGAAGTTTGTACAACATAGCGACACTATCTGAGGAAGAGCTAGTTGCTGCAAAAATTCTCATAGTCTCTCCACTCATGTGGCTTGTTTAGTCTATTAGTAAAGTGAACATACTTTATATCAGGATGAAACTCCCCACCCATGTATATGTAGTCGTTCCCTGTAAGAGATTCATACTTCTGTGTCATGTTATAGTTCCATCGGTTGACACTGCCAGAAACTATTTCATCACTAACAACCCATCTTGTAAACCATTCGTTTGGTAGAACCACAAGGTCCAACTGTTCTCTGATGCTATCCTCTACGAAATACTGTTCTCCGTTCACTGGTCCTGTTGTCGTTCCGTTTTCAATGTAGAACTTCTGCCAGTGATGAATGTCACTCATGAACTTGTCGTAGATATATCGACAGTCCTTCGGATAGTATTTGAAAAACCCTCCATTGATGCGATACTCATTGACATCGTTTCTCCACCATCCCGGCATCGCAACAAACTGTCCTCGTTCAATCGGGTAGTCAAAGATTTTCTCGTAGTCGTTGATGAGAAGAACATCAATGTCCATTACACAGATAGGTTCGTCTGTCTCCATCTGCATACCCCACATCTTATTCCACTGTAAAGTCACCCTGTCATCATATGGCTCTCGTATCCAGATGATATTGTACTTCGATAACTTTCTCTCTAGATATTTTTCGTACTCTGGTCCATACTTGTCACCGATACGAACTGCTATGATATCCATTTTCTCACCATCTGTTTCGTGGGTTTAGTTCCTTGAAACCAACACATATTGGATGACTCAATCAAAGTCTTATGTAATTTGTTATAAGAAATAACCAGTTTATCTAAGGTGTTATAAGCATGAGACATATGATAACCAAAAATGTTACTCGTATCAAAGAAAACATTTTTTCCCTTGACTTTTTCTGAGAGTTTGTTATAGTCTGGATTTATAACATCCATCAACCAATACTCCACCTCTTGTTCATCACGCATCTTCTCTTGTAGTTGTCTAAGTTTTTCGTGACTACCCATAGAAACTATTCTATCAGCCGCACCAGAGTTTTTAGAGTTGTCGGCCATGTTTATGTTTCTACTGCGTTGTATCTCCGTATAAGAGTGCAATTCGTCTAAAGACATACCCATGTCCACAATAGTTTTCTTTGTGTCAATATTTTTTTGAGTGTAGTCATAGAATATGACCTCTCCACTAAACTTCAACTCTTCAACGAGAAGTTCTGTGTTATATCCAGCAGTAGGCGAAAAGATAATGTCAAATTTTTCTTTTGGTACTTTCTGGAAACTTTCTGTGTTGAATAGATAAAATGCGGGTTCCATGCGTGTCATGAAACGACTGAAGTAATAATCACCACGGTCTACATTTTTTAAGTTTGTCCAAGATTCAGTTTGATGATCCCTATAGTACGAAAAGGATTTTCTTGTTCTCTCCTCTCTAGTAAAATTCGTGATAGTAGGCAACCCTACCACCTCTATCCATGATGGTGTATAGTCGTCATGGAAATTATCAGAGGATCGTTTAACAACATCATATCTATCAGACATGTTAGGAGTTCCAATATCCCTCCAAGTTATCAAATTCAAGTTCATATGTTGATGATGAAAATATGCCCTATGGTTTGGTCTTGCCATTATGTGAGCTTTGCAAAACTGACCACTCTCCACAAAATCATAGAAGTCTGTAATCGCAGTTACCTGATTTGGTTTGACATTGAAACTATCTCTCCACTTTCCTTTCGTTGATGTCTCTGATGTGACCATATCAAAAACCATACCCACAGAAACAATCATCGCATGTGTGTGGTTACAGTTTTTTAAAAAATCATCAACCTCACTTCTATAACAAAATTGAACATCATTGCCAGTTGATGAACCTGTCCACCCACCAGAGACATTCATTGTTGTCGTTTGTGTTTGTTTCTCTATTCCAAAATCCCATTTTAGTTTATCGGGATAAACCACCAAAAACAAAAAATTAGGTTCTTTTATTTTTATGTCAGATGTTTCTGACATCCACAAACTTACAAATTCATCAAAATTATTCATAAATCTCTTTCAAGACATCTTTACCAAACTGCTTTACGATAGACTTTTTCATCAACTCTTCACGCTCTTTATTGAAACCACCGTGCATGATAAAGTGATATCTGTTCTCATTCGAACTGTTTAGTGCTTCGTGTTCCACGCCATTGTCAAACCAGAAACCAGTACAGTTCTCAAAGGGCAACTCCTCTTTCGTATCTGCCCGTCTCAGGTAACAGTTCTCTGGTTGATAGAATGCAATGTTGATTGCACCAGCAATGTTTCTAATTCTACCCTCACGAACTCTTTGAGGACTTGCATCGTTATGTGCGTCAATACCCGCACCAGGCTCTAACAACATGAAACGTAAACGTCGATAAGATTTGTGGGGGAACTCCTCTAACCATCTCTTTGTCTCTGGGCATACTTCAGCAATCTCTGTCCAACCCCACTCAACATCTTCCTCTCGCAATCCATGGCCCTCTGGGTTCTTAGTGTGAAACCAACCCATGTCTAGGTCTTTACCTTTCTCCACAAAACTATGAATAGATGCAGACTTCCAACCACCATGACCACCATTACCAAAACGATGTTCCACAAAGAACCCCTCATCATACACAGCCTGTGCCTCTTGAATACAAACCTCTGGTATCTCTATATCCATTTTGAGATACCAAACATCATTATCTCTACACCAATCTACAATCTGTTTATGACTCATTTGCCTATCACCATAAACCTCTCCATACCGCTGTCTAACGTTTTCGTACCGCTGTACATAATGTCCACCAGTTCTGATTGCTCTGCAAGTTCCTCTGGACCGTTCACACAGTTTATGTGATCATCATATTTATCCTCATTGGTTGACTGTAAGACAAAAACTGGATTGTCAAGAAACCCTCTGTTGAGTTTGTGAAATTGTTTCATGGGAAACATGTGCTCGCATGATGTGTTAATCACCAAATCAAAAACCCTATCTGTTTTCTTTTGTTTTTTCCAGATAGGTTCGAACATGACATTTACAATGTCACACTTGTATCGGTCATTGTCCTTATGTTCTTTATTAAACTTGTAACTAATTCTCTTAACATCTTCATCTATTTCAAAGTTATGAACGAACTCAACACCCTGTTCTAATAAAAGAGGGACAGTGAAGTGAGCATACCACCCACCCAGAAGAGCCGCTGACTTTTGATGAATATTAAGGTTATTCAACTCATTAACAATCCACAACTTACTTTGTAATTGTGATGCATTAATAGAAGATATCACCCTATCAAAAGCATGAGGTGAATCTCTCATGGCACCCACAAGGGATTTTTTCCAAAGATATAATAGATCAGGCGTTAATGTAATTCCATTTATCATCATTCTCACCTTCTGTAAATCCACTATTGTTAAACAAACAAATCTTGTGGTCATGCCTAAGTATATTACTCTTCATATCATCAGGAAACACATTACCCTTATACCAAGAATAAATATCACCTTGTGGAAATCCTTGAACATAACCACTGTCTTCCCAAGGGTCATACCAGTGATGGGCAAAGTAATTATCTAAACTAGGATATGTAAAGAAAATAACCTCCGCATTATCTCTAACATGTTGTAGGACAGGAATCATTTGACCCCTGTTCCATCGAATGACAGACGAGTTAAGTGGTGTTGATTTATAACGAGCATAGTTCTTCTTGACTGTTTCCATGTTATTCCACCACCCACGGACAATCCAAGGTTTGTCCATTGGCAACTCAAAGAAATATTTGAGGTCTTGGTGAATGATAACATCAAGGTCAAGAAAAAGAAACTTGTTACCCTCAACATAGTCATCACTGAACATATAACACTTACGCCAGGCCCAAAAGAAACCTTTGTCCTGATCGTAGTGTTTGTCTAGGTATGTCGGAAGTTGTATATCATAATCACGAATCGGGTTGTCAGTAAAACAATAGAAGTTGAAATCAACAGAACAGTTTTTCTCGCACTGCTCTTTTAGTTTCTCCACATAATCATTCTCATACTTATCACCCCACTTCATACATATTATATTATTCAAAAGAAACGTAAACTCCAATAATGTTACCATCATCATCTTTTTTGATTTCTGTATTTTCGTTTCTGAAAATTTCACGAAAAGCAAGAATCTGATATGGTTGCGTTGCTTTTCTAATAGCAGTCTTCGCGCTCTTTGATCTTTCAGATGTATCAGCGTTCTTTACCTCATCCTGTTCAAATATATTGAGTTTGAGAGAAAATAATCTTTCTTTGTGTTCTGGATTTTCTGAATCAAAAGAGACAAAAAAATTGAAATAGTCTGCATCTTTGTACTCTGGATTTTTTTCGGGATCGATGTTCATCCCCATGCGTTCTGCATAATCCGCAAATGCGGTCTTGAACTCTTGACGAACTATTTCATTTGCAGCCCGAGTCCTGTCGTCAATATCATCATACCCAACCTTTTCTAAAAGTGCCTTAAACTGATCATCTTCCTCATTAACTTCAAGGTAATGTTCATGATAAGCGTCACCTTCATCTTTCCACAGAATCTTTACTGTGTCTAATTCTGGATTTGCGTAAACAACGTCTGCGATTTTACCTTCCCAAAAATATGCCATGTTGATTTTCCTTACACCTGAGTGATTTTGAATGTATATGTATTTATAGTCGCGGGAGAACCATCTGGAAATTCCTGTGAACGATAATCATCAAGACCAGCCAACAAAGTCTGATAATTACCACTTCCATTCAGTCTTGTATCAACCATAGCACTTCCGCGTGAGTTACCAGAACCATTAATGTTATATGATAATTTATTTCCTGCTGAATCCTCTGCTGCGTAAAAACGAATGTCGTTTTTTAGAATTGCGTTAAATGAACTTGTATCTGATGTCAAGTCGGTCTGAGTTAAATTACCATTCGAATCTGTCAGAAGAAGTGCCTGTGATGGAAAAGACCTTGAGTCGCTGCGTCTCTGCAAGTAATAACTTGTCACAGTGGTGGGTTGGTCAAGTGTCTCAGGGATACCTGCCGCGCTATATGCAGAAGTATCTGCGCGAGTATCAGCAAAAATAACTGTGTTACTTCCAGAAACCTCTGTGTAGTTTGTAACTGATGTGCTAGTTGCTATTGTATAAGTTCCATTTGTAGATGCACTCTCACTAGACGATGCCATGTCACTTAGTGTTGCGTAGATAAACGTGTCTTTATAGTCTGTTAATGACATTGCCTGAACATTATTATCACCATCAAGATATACAGGAAATGCGAGATTATTTGTATCAGCATTTGCACTTAATGATGTGTCATACGTTGGACCAGTGAGTTTATCATAGTTAACTGTTACAGTTGAAGGTTCTGCTGTTCCTGCCTCATTCAAAAATGAAGATGCGCGGCCTGTTGTTGCCGCACCCGCTTGAAGTCTAGTGTCTGCCATCGTCGGAGACAATGTACCACTATTACTAACGACTGTCACAGTAACAGTTGGTGCAGTGCTATAAAGATATGCTATGTATTGTTTCCACTCAGTTATCTCACCAGAGGTCATTTGCCTCAAGTCAGAACCATCAAAACATAGTGGCGTTCTTGCTGTCATTATACTGCTCCATCACCACCAACACCATAAATTGCTCTAACAATCGCGCCGTTTGAGTCTTTGATAAGTAGTTGACTATTTGTAAATGATGTATAATACTCATACAACATATTATCACCAGCGTTTGTTCCACTACCATCTGTGCCACCATCCTCTATGATGATGTTGTCTCCTGCGTTAGCAGAACCATCCGTACTGTCCATCACAATAAAGTCACCACCGAACTCTGCCTTACCTGACTCTGCTTTTAGTGAACCCCTAGATGATAAAGACATTTTTTCAGAGGCAGTTTCAGATACCGCCGTTGCGAATGAAAGTTTGGTTGCGTTGCTACTCGCACTAAAAGTCCCTTCTGCGACAGCAGAAATGAATGCACCAGGCAGAATAGCATCTGACCCACTTGAGTCATTTCCTGCTTTAAATTCTAATTTACCTAATATATGATTAACTTCAATTGCAGTATCTAATGCATTGAATGTTAAAGTCATTCCTATATCATCAGTCGTAGATTGGAAAATTTCCAAACCTTTATCAGCAACGTGTTTTATTTTGACATCATCATTTTGACCAAAATATAATATAGCACCGTCATGTTGCAATTCTAAATCTTGTGTTAGTGTAACGTCACCATCGGCCCCTATAGCGATAGCATCCGTATCACTTGCAGAACCGATTGTCCCCGCATCACTGACTATCAACGATGCGGCGGTAACTCCAGCATTGTTTATGGTAAGATCACCACTACTTGCACCAGTGAAACTTCCTGTACCCAAAACAATTCTGTCAGCACTTTCGTCCCAACCAATGAATACGTTTGTGTCATCACCACGTTCTATAACAATACCAGCATCACCAGATGCGCTACCTGATCTACCAGTTCCAAGTTCTATCAACTGATCTTTAATGGTTGTGTTTGTTGCATCGTTTGTAACAGTAGAACCACTAACGGTTAGATTAGCAGCAAGTGTAACGTTACCAGATGCGTCAATTGTAATCGCGGTGGGTCCAGATGCTGATCCAATCGTACCACCATCCTTGATCGTGATATCATCTACAAACGACACGATACCTGTGGATGCAATTGTCATTGCGGTGGTTGCAGAAGTAGCACCGATAGTGCCACCATCTTTGATTATTAGGTCATCTGCAATAGTTAGAATACCAGCAGAACTCAGAGACATTTTCTCAGTTGCAGCTTCACTCGCACCTGTCTTAAAACTCAACTTGGTTGCATTACTTGTATTACTAAAGTCACCCTCAGATACCGCTTCAATACCAGCAGCAACTAATTTATTATCACCAGACGCAGATGCCTCATCTGGTGCTTGGAAGTTAATCGCACCGATAACATCATTAGCAGCAATATCTGTCTCACCTGTTTGTAGGGTAAGTACGATTGGTTTGTCATCACCAGTGGCAGTGTGTTTTAGATTAAGTCCAGCATCATGAACATGTGTTAGAGTGATCTCTGAGTGCGCGCCAAAAGATATAACTGAATCATCAGAAATCATTCTAAGGTCGTCACCAATAGACGCATCTAGTGCAACACCTAATCCGCCTGCTACAGTTAATGCTCCAGTTGTAGCATTTGTGCTTGCTGTGGTTGCACTGAGAGAAACGACACCACCAGACGAGATAGAGATAGCATCTGTGTCTGAAGTTGACCCAATTGTGCCACCGTCAGCAACTGTAATATTTGCACCTGATAAAGCTAGTGTTCCTGCTGACGATGGGAGTGTGATCGTAACATCTGCCGTAGCAGCAGGACCAATAAGAGTTACCTTGTTAGTTCCGTTATCACTATCCTCAAAAAATTCAAGGAAACCGGCACTCGTTGCCCCGTTCTTTAACTGTATACCCGCGTTGGCTATGGGCGTTGTTAGTGTGGGTGTGGTGAGTGTTTTGTTTGTTAAAGTATCAGCTGTATCTGTTCCAACCAAAGTGGTAGATGCGTTTGGCAGTAAAACGGTTCTATCTCCAGTGGGATCAACTACACTAAGAGTTGTTTCATTATCATCATCAGTTGAACCTTCAAAGATAATATTATTACCACCACCCAAAGACGTTAAGGTAATCCCACTAACGTCACTCTGAAGATTATTAAATTGTTCCTTAAACTGCTCAAGAGAACTATCAAGAGAAATTTGTGTCGCGGTTACGTCTGCCATTTACTTATCCTCTACCAGTTTTAGTAACATGTTTTTAATTTCATGCATCTCTGATTTTAGACTATTTAGTTCCCTTGTGGTCTGACGAATTTCATCGCGCTGTCTTTGCGCTTCATCTGCGCGTTTCTTTGCGATTAGGTATGCAGACTTATTCGTGTTGACAATTGCATTTGATCCTTCATCACGAACAAGGTCTTTATGTCCTTCAACTTGAATACCCATATTATGTCGCCAATGCTAGAACTCTAAGGTCTTTAATCCTTGGTGGTCTTGCAGAGTTTGTTGCTCGCATTACAATCTTAATCTGGAAGGCAATGAACTCATCAAGTGGTGTACCGATACCATCATCTGTTACACCCGCCGTAAACTCATACTCATTAAACTGACTAATACCAAGTGATGGAGACACAGCTACATCTGGTCCACCAGAGGTGGCAACAGTTCCGCCATCATTGAAGAACTTAAAGTCAAGTTCATCAAAGTCACTTGCATCATCAGTTCTAAGAGTTCTAAAGAGAACCTTGATGTCAGCAGTGTCTTCTCTGTTCGCATCAAAGATAACCCTGATCGATGTCGCAGGATTCTCTAGTGTCGCACGTTTTGTCACATAGATTGCATCGTGGTCATCACCCTCTGGGTCTGTCATTGGATCATAAATTGACGTTGGGTAAACATCAGAGGATGAATCAATTTGATTAATTCTATTTGCAATAGCCAAGAATGTCATTCTTTTCAGATCGATAACAGGAGACACACTGTTGTTTGTTGAAGACAACGTTATTGGTAAAATCAAAGATTTACTACCAGACATTTCGTTTGTCTCATTAATCTCTGAAGCAACCATATGTGGGTCTTCATAATAGTAATTATCATTCAACGGAATTGTTTCCGCATTAGTAAGACTAGCTTGTGAAAATGAAGTCTCTGAACCACTAGAACTTGTTGCAGTAGTCTGTCTATTCTTCGTAAGAATATCACACTCTGGGGGAACGAGAGTTCCAAGGACTGTACTACTCACATCATACATTGCGTTTTCTGTTGCAGTAACCACAGTTCCACCGAATGAAGAGTCACCACTACTAGCAACCACAGGGGTGGTTGACAAAGCAACAGTATAATAGTCTGTTCCTATATTTGCAATCGCAGTATGTGTTTTATTGATTTCTGTAAATGGAACTTTGTGTAACATATACAGTTCCACTGTCGAACCATTAGTGTGTGAAACAGCAGTTCCTTCAACACCCCTCGTTGCACCTGAGATGACATTACCTGAGATCGATGTATAGGAAATAACCTCATCACCAATCTTGATAAAGTAAACATTCGATGCGTTCCTAGAAAACTTTCCAGAGGTGTCATCAAAGTTGGTTCCAGAGGTAAGAGTAATGGTGGTAGCGCTACTACTAATCGCACCGTTCAGTGTAGTTTCTGCACCAGACTTAACTCCACTAATTGTAACGTTATTTGTAGTGGAGTACATGTGATGGTCAAAGTGATTTACTTTCAGTGCGGTGTTACCATTTGTCATCACTAGTGGGTTCTTACCAAGAGTGAGTGATGGTAGTGTGTCATTTGTAATCGTGACCACACCAGCAGCAGCTGTATCAAACTTTGCAGCACGAAGAGTAAACTTTGCATCTTGTGTTGGTGAAGCAACCCAAGTACGGTTATTGTGTCCTTTGAAAAGAACACCAATGTGTGGTTGTTCAGAAACAAGATTACCATCTGAGTCCTCTTGCCCCAAATCAGAAATCCACATGATATATTTTGGTGTGTTTGTTAGAACAACGAAACAATACTCTGCCATAGACTGTAGGTAAACTGGAGATTTGAAAGTGAACTTAGTTGCAGTTTTACCATCAGCAGAGACATTAACTTCAGATGGTGACAGAGTGACCCTACTAAATGGTAGAACTTTAGGGCCGGGATATCCGTTCACAACGTTGCGAATTTCAACACTGAGTGGAAGTGTGTCATCTTTAGCAGAGAAGAACAAATCAATAGATGTTACAAATCTACCAGCGTCTGAGTTAGTTCCACCCAAATCTGACTCGAACTGTTTATCTTCGTCAGCAATAATGAAAGTCTGACACAATGGATCACGGTTATGAACTACAAGTCCATTTGCATGGTATGTATTATTTCCGTCCAACACGAAGTTATATACTTGTTGTTCTTCTTCGTTTTCAAAAACTTCAAGACTTTCAACTAAAATCCAGTTGCCATTAATATCTTTAATTTCATCACCAACCTCAAGATTGCCATTAGTCATCAAATGTGCTATCTGTGGTTTTTGTTCAATGGTATCCTGACTGTTATATGCCTTCCATCCATCTTTAGTTAAGAGTGGGTGCTCAGGAGTTTTAAACGGACCTGATCCATTAATACCAATAAGATCACGACCATCTAACATTGGATGATCAAATTCTAATACTGTATTTTCCGCACCATCCATACCAAGAAGAATGTCACCAATCTGTACGTCTTCAATTTTCTTATCGGAACCATCAGTCATTCTAACCATAGTTCCAGCAACAAAGCAACTGGAGCCGTCGCCCACATCGTCGCCGCCGTCGTTATTGGCGCCGAAAGCTTGCGCGGGCCGTGCCGTCCCCCTTGATTGACTAACATTTTCAGTTGCAACTCTACCGTTACGAGTTGCAACTATCGTTTCTTGTTGTGTCTCAAGGATACCCTTTGCACTATAAGTTGTTTGTGCAAAAGTGGTTGGGTCATTTTCATCAGTGCTACTTGCGGTTATCTTAAACAGAATATCACCAGTTTGAAACTGTGGATTTCCAGAAATTTTTGGGTCTGGAATTGCAAACGTACCACCGCATCTACTATCGGATTTAACAATTAGTGGACTTCCTGCAGCGGGTGTGGTATCTGTAGTCGAATCGGCATCTGGTGTAACGTATGCATTTACATCTGTTTTGTCAAAGAACACATATACTCTTGTGAATGGTCGTAAACCCTCAGCATCGAAACGAACATTCCTTGCACGAACAACAGGAATTGCTACCTTAGAAATTGTTCTGAAACCCTGACTCTCTCTTTCAACAGATTCTTCAACAAACGTTCTTGTTCCAGTTCTTCTTGAAGTGCCAGTTTCTACTGTGCGGAGGGTGGACGGGGTGCTATCTTTCGAACCCGGCTGCCATTCGCCTGGCGAGCCGATAGTTCTAATTCGACCACTCCAAGTATCCTGCCATGCATTCCAAACAGTTCCTAACTGGTTTCTGTTTGCAGCTTCGACAGCATCAAAATTACCCTCAACATTAATCACAATCTCTGGTGCAACCTCTGTTTCAAACCAAGAGTCTTGGTCTGGGTCAAGTATAATTTTACCATTCCAACTTGCAGTAAGAAACGGTGTAACTCTTTCAAGAGTCGTTGCGAAAGGTTGCTCTGTAATAACTTCCTCTGTGTATGGAAGTGTCAAAAGGTCACCTGTCTTCTGATAACCAGCAGCTGTTCTTGCAGTATCAGTAGTTGCCTGTTCTATAAGGTCAATACCCTTTGTCTTATGAACTGGACGTAATTCTCCCAATTGCATATCCATAGAATTTCTATAATCAGGGTGCTGAGTATCACCAACAGAGTGTCCACGGAATGAATCAACAAGAAAACCAGATTTAAATCTGTTTAGTCCGTTTGCATCTGTTGTTTCAAATGATTGTGCGTCTTTCTCAAGCAATGAAAGTGTGGTAGTTCTTTCAACATTGGTAAGTCTTTGTTCAATTCTACCAATATCACGCATTGTGAATCTTTGAGTTCTTTCTCTTGTCAATTTTACATCTCGTGGTTTAAATGTAAATGCGGGTAAAGAAAGGTCACCAAGTTTCATTGCATTATCAACAGGAGTTGGTAACCGAGGTCTTTCAGAAGATGCTCCCTCGCGAATAACCACCTGACCTCTATCGTCTAAAAAGATAGATGCTTTCTTTGGTAAGAAATACTCAAGGTCTGACTGAATATTAGATGCTGGTTTACCAAAGTTGGAATATGAAGAACCAGTTCCGCTGAAAACTCTAGAGGTAAAGTCAAAGGAGTTGCCTGTAATTTCGTCTACCACTGAAAGAGTTGAACTCGCACCAGCAATATCTGCAATTCTTGGTCTAAAGTCATATGTTTCATAAAGGGGAAATGAACCAGTGGGTTCTGGATCATCTGGGTCAACTTTTGATGCACTGTAGGTTGGAATGTCCTCATAGTCCATTTGATTTGCAACATCAGTGTATGAGTCAACTGTCATTACATCACCAGTGCCATGTTCCATATAATCATAAACTACAAGCAGCCTTCCTTGTGGTGAGGGAACACTTGGTTTTCTTACGAGACGGGAAATATCATAAAAGTTATCGCGCATACCTGTATCAAGTAGGAAGTCTGAAGTGATAACAACACTTCCACTGGTTACAGTGGAGACATCAGCACTTGCACCAGAAGACTCACCAGTGATCGTGTCTGAGGTAGTAAAGTCACCAACACTTGTCAAGACATAACTCATAGGAGATGTAATATCAATAATTCTTCCTGTTGCACCACTAGCAGAACCCGTAATCTTTTCACCTCTGGTAAATGTTCCAGTGATTGCTCCTAGAGTTAGAGTTGGTGCAGAGGCATCTGTCGAACTATCTTCTGAGTCAAACACCGCAACAAGTTTAAATACATCTGCTCTACCTAGTGAAATGTCTCTATCAGTTGGTCTTGTTCCATATGCGTCTGTATCACCAGCAACGACCTTCAACTGTTTCATCAACTGGACAGTTTTATTCTTTTGTATAACAGAGGTCTTTAATAGTGTGGCAAGGAGTTTTACTTTCGAACCATTAAAAGCAGAATCAGTAATCGTTATTTGATTTGTTCCCGTTCCAGAAATATTACCACTAACACTTACAATATCACCATCTGCATGAGTGCCGCCACTGCCAATATCAAGAACTGATAGAGTATAGTCTGATTCACTAAATCCAACAAATGTCTCGCCCGTAGCAGCGGTGAAAGATACTGCGCCAGATGAGTCTGTGGTTCCAACAAATTGTTTGCGAATGGTGAATTGTGTATCGCTTGCGCCATCGTTGGCTGTTGTCAAGTGAGTTTTCACAACATTCTTTGATGGTTTAAACAACGCAATATTTTTTTCTGCGTCTTTAAGTTTTGCCTGATCTACCCTTTCAAGAGATACAACTGTTGAGTTGTCTTCTTCCAAAACAATCGAACCCTCACTTCGACTAGCACTATCTTCAAGCAGAACAAAGTCAACTTGTGTCTCTGCCTCTGTAACTAGGTCAGCAGTAAAATCTTCATCAGCATTCGTTGGGTCGTCCATAAAGACTTGTCGGAAGTCGGCAAAGGACTTGGTAACCACCGTGCTAATCGTGAGGTCTGTATTACCAGAGTTTTCCACAATGTCGTCTGATTCAGCAGAGTCAGATGCTGTAATCTTTTCTCCAGCAACAAATGTGCCAACCACGTTTGTGAGATTAACATTCGTTCCACTCGTTCCTTCACCGAACACAAATCCAGTGGCACCACTAGTAACACCCGTCACTTGAACGCCGTCAGCATGATTCGCAGTTAGTGTGGGACTTGGTGTGTCACTCAAAGTTAAAATGGTGAATGGCCTAAGGTCAAATAGATACAATCTATACACTGAAGTATTGTTTGATGAGGATGATCCACCAACACCCGCACTAAACTGCATGGACCTTGCCCGTCCAACACCAATCAGGGTTCCGTTTGCGGTTCCTCTAGATGATGTTGGAGTATCATAAAACTGCACTTCCTTGAATGGAGTTGTTTCGCTTGCAACCTCAGAAATATCTGGAGTACCATAGATGTTTGTTATTAGTGTAAAGTTGCCTGTATCAAAAACTGTGATGTCAGCATTCTTAGTTTCAAAGTCACGAGCCTTGTTAATATCCTTGATGGTGGGAACATTCTTCTCAATTTCAAAACCATTAACATATGCTTTGGCAGGAGAAATCTTGATTGCAAGTAAATCTGAACTTGCAATATTACCATCATCTGTGGTTGCACCAACGGCAAATCTACCAGTGTTCTCATTTACAGTGACGCACTCTTCAACATTAAACTGGAAAGGACGAACAGTATAATTACCAGACTCATCAAATGTCCGTCTTGCAAATTCTTCCGAAAGTACAGAATATTCAGTTTCCCTGCCTTGTGCAACAACTACACCATTTTTAATCTGTGCAACTTGAACAAAATCTGCATTAGTCGCAGTTGTTTTCTTCGCAAGAGTAAGAGTTAACTGAAGACGATGAGCACCCTTTGCAGCAAAGTTTGAAGAACCCTGTGCATTGTCTAAAAGTGTTGTATCGGTTTCGGGTGTAACAAGTGTCTCTGTAATATCAAAACCAACAAATCCATTAAAATCTCTATTGTATGGGTCAAGTGTTAATACTTGTTCAGTGACCGCAACAAAGAATCCACGGACATAGTAAATACCTGCTTTGGTAAAGTATGCAGAACCCTTTACTGCTGCTGATCCTGTTGCACTTGTTGCATCAGTAGAAGTTGCAGTAAAAGTAGTTGCTGAAGCAACATCAGCATCATAAGAAACCGTATCGTGTTGAATTGCAACGTTAGCACTAATATTTTCAGTATCAGAAAATTTAGTGGTTGAATTATCCGTTCCAGCCCTTGTATAGTTTAAGAACAAGAGAGGTTGTTCTGTTGTAGTCCCGGCCTGAAAACCAATAACCTCTGCTTTAACACCTGTAGTTGCACCTGTGATTATAACTGGTGTTGTGGCATTGTAATATTTTGATGGGTCTACACTCTCAGAACCAAATTGTGTTGCAAGTTTTAGTGATTCATAACTTTTAATGCCATTAACACCTGGCACAACCAATGCACCCTCTTTAAATATGTGACTACCGTGAGTCTCAATCTGATACTGCAACTGACTTTGGAGTTGGGTGAGTTCTCTTGCCTGAATTGCAAAGCCGGGTCGAAACAATGTGCGAACAAAATTCTTGTCCTTATCAAAATCATCGTAGTAAGGAGCAGAGTTGAGATTAGTTTTTTGTGCCATATTAGAATTCCACTATAATTTTGATGTCTTCTGTTTGATCCGTTGCGCGAGAGATGGGTGACCTGTTCTCATTATATATGATGTTACCACTATCTGGTTCCAGTTCTGGATTTGCGTAACCGTTTGCAAATGTGATTGACTGTCCATTTGCAAGAGTGACCGCACTATCTGCATCTGCGTCAGGTGTTCCTGTCGCAGAGGAGTCTGCACCCGTAACAGCGTTTGCACCACTGAATGCTATGTAAGCACCAGAAGATGAGACAGTACCAAAGTCACCATAACGTTCCTGTTGGTAATAAAGAATACTCAAACTCGAATCCCACTCAACGACTTTACCTACCGCACCTGTCGATGCCTGTGTAATCTTTTCGTCTGCTGTAAATGTTCCACTAAGTCCACTGCTTGCAAGTTTTAGAGCATACGTCTGACGAATGGTGCTATCTGTTGCAACTGTTGATGTTCCAAAGTCTGTTGGATCAACTGCGATTGCAATGTTACGGAAATCGTTTCCTGTGAGAAGGTCGTCACGCTCTGCACCGATAAACAATGTATTCATCATTACATAATGACCACCAAGTTCTTCAACCGCATCATCACCATGTCCTTCTTTCGGACTAATGATAACACGAATAGAACCACCAGAGCCACCCATTGCAGAGGCAGATGACAGTGATGCATCAGAGAATGTAAATCCACTTCCAAGATTAACTGTTCCAAATGTGTATCCAGAACCACCTGAGTTGATTGTTGTGTCAGTTCCAGCAGTAAGACCAAAGGATTGTATCGTGTTTGATGCAACGGTGATTCTTATGACTGCACCAGAAGATGTTCCTGCATTCGCACCATCGCCGTAGACTGCGGCATAGTATGTCCCGTTGGTATATCCAGACCCACCAGTGACAACCAGTGATTCAATCTTACCATCTGTTGCTGCTGCACTTACAGTGCTGTCTGTGGAGACAGGCATAAAATCAGTTGTCAAGAACTTTGTCTGTTCAGACGCAGTAATTGAATACATGTACTTGAGAATGTAACCACCAGACGCAAAGGGAGATGTGGACTCGGAGGTTGGTTCTGAACCAGAGTAAGCAGTTCCTCCGTTATTGTCTAGAACCTTGTACACTCTATTGTCTGAAGTTCTGAAGAAGAAGGTTGAGTCATAAAGGTTTGTTGCCCCAGACGTTGTTGTGTTTGACGAACTAATCGTGTCGTCGTACATATCATACGTTGTAGAGTTAGCCCAATCCCTACGAGGAAGAACATGCGAGATATCGGTCGATGCTATATTCTTCCCTGCGATTGTTTGATCCCAAATGTAAAACTCACTGGACACATCATCAACAGGAGTTGGTGGAGAGGAGTCTGTGCCACCACTGGTTGCTGCAGTGAATGGAGTTGCTTTACCAATGAGCATATAGTATTTGTTTGCTGCTGCCTCAGAGAATGACTCGAAAAACTGAGTAGCATTGTGTAGTCTGAATTTTTCTGTTATGATTGCGGTCATTTTTTATTCCTTTAACCTATCTTTATTTATGCGTCATTCGCTGCATCAGTAGTAAAGAATATCTTTATACCAATAAGTCTTGCATCCTCTGCCATATCATCATTAGCATCTGAGACATCTCTACCAATCTTAAAGTAACAGATGTCACCAACTGCTGGACTTCCACCAATAGTAAGCGCACTACTCTCTGCCGTTACACATAAGTCCTCTGCGGCACCTAGAGCATCGTCAGTTACCACCACTGTGCCTCCGTAATCAACATCAATTGTGTCGTTGTCTGAAACTGCCTGACCTGATAATTGCCATGCAACACCATCAGTATCAGTAGCAGTGGTGGTCCAATACACTTGATATGTAACCGTTCCCTCATTCCAACTCTTAGGGAAAGCAATGGAGAACTGTGCAAATTCATCAGAACTTGCATCAAAGTCCAGAACTTGCATATCTGGACGGCCGCCAGTTGTTTCTACATCTGTTATGTTTGCACAACCATTTGATACAGTTGGTCGCAT